ATGTCTGGAGGAACAAAGCAACAATTCAAGCAGTTTAGTATTACCTCTGCCGAAGATGCATGTCTTGTGTTGGGAATGCTAATCTCCGGGATGACTGTCAATCTTGAAAAATATAAGGAGTATGCGTCTGAGGCAGAATCTTTATTGGAAAGCACCCAAGGAGAATATGTTCCCGCTAAAGAATATGATGATGTTAATGATAAGCTCCTTTATAGGCAGCGTGAGATTCTGAAATTTACAGCGGATCATCAGAGCAGTTCTTTTTCATACATAGATCTACGCCAGATTCTGGAGAAACACAAGTATATTTCATCACCACTCTCAGAAGAAGTGTCAGCAATTCTCTCTGAATTTCTCGATGTGCGAAATTGGACCTTTCACAATCCACAATCATTAATGGTAGCTGCTAAAGAAGCGGCCCATAAAGACATCCCTGATGAGTTGAAGGAGATTGCTCAAGTAACGCCACAATTAAATCCGGTACTTATACGAAAAATCTGTCGGTACGAATTAGTCATGCTTGCCTCACTTACGATTCATGCGCAAAAACGCATAGAACAGTTTGAGAAAGTTCTTAGAAGCATGAAAGCCGACTACCAAGAAATATATGATTCCATTGAGAATAAGCCCTTCCTAATGACCACTCACGGATTTTCAGACAGAGTACAATATGTTGAATTGAATGCTACCTCTGGTTTGTCGGATTATCATAGCGACATCGTCCAGATATCAATGGCAATTCAAAAATCAAAATATGATGGCTCAGATGAAAAGTTTAATGATTGGGTTGTAAGGCTGGATGGCGAAAAATCTTGCTGTGATAGTACACTTACGGAGGACCCTCAAAATGAAGCAAATCACAAATAAGGAATACGAAGAGTGGCAGAAATACAAAGCGGAGAAAGCAAAGGGCCACATCCTGCTGCCGGATACCGTCCGGTTCATCTGCGAGGCCAACGGCTATGACGCAGAAAAGATCGGCCAGCACTTCCTTGAAATCCTGCCGAAGATCTGTCCGAAAGAAAACTAAAATATTTATATAAAAGGTATTGACCTTACAGTTTACTGCAATGATATAACGGTTTCAGAAAGGAGGTACATGATATGACGATTAAGGAATTCGCACGTCTCTGTGGCTGTAATCCTCAGACACTTCGTTATTATGATCATGTAGATCTGCTGAAACCGGTTAAAGTGGATCAATGGTCTGGATACCGATATTACGATGAGGAGCAAGCTCTTGCGTTTGTAAAGATCAAGAACCTTCAAAAGGCCGGGTTTACCATTGATGAGATAAAAGAACTCCTTGATAAGGATAATCATGTGATCTACAAGGCCTTCGATGCAAAAATCGCTGAAGAGGAAAAAAGATTGCAGGAAATCAAAGCTATCCAGAAGTCATATCAGACCGAAATGACAGATATGAAGAAAAAACTGGAAACCATTCGTGATATGGTTAAAGAATCCATGGAAGCATATGATCCATCTGAAGAGTTCGGTATAGACAGAGATACCTATTCACACATGATAGAAAGCGTAAATGGGTTCTTTGAAAGCATGATTAGCCGCAATGATGATAGTGATTATGAGTATTCGGAATACTCGGATAGCGACGAATCAGTGGAAGAACCAGAGTATGTAGATCTGCTGAATAATCCGAATTATGAAATCGTTTATGAAAAACACGGCTGGGATTTTGTAAAGGACTTCTTTTCGGAGTTTTCCACCCTTGATGAAGGACGAGATTATGCTATGGTGTTCCTTCTTTCCCAAAGCAAGGGCAATCATAATGCCTTTGTCAACACGGCACTCGGTATGCTGTTGAGCTGTAATCCAAAAGACCCAGACAACAAAAGGTCTTTGAGCTGTAATGTGTCGAATTCGAAGGACGGTCAAAATCATTTCTGGCTCTTAAAACACAAAAACGCAAACAGTTAATATAGCAAAAACGCCTCCGAGCCGATGTGGTTCAGAGGCGTTTCTGCGTCTATGGGCTTATGCTTTGATCTCGGTGCCGTCCTTGAAGGTTACCCGGATGTCCTTTTTGCTGTGAACGGTGATGTAGTCCACCATCGCCAGCCAGTCTGTTTCCCGGAACTCCGTCAGCGGCTCCCGGCTCTGCAGCTCTTTCAGGTAGGTTTCGATCTGGTGCCTTCTGGCCGTGCGCTCGACAATCAGGTCGGTGACCTCGGTGTGTCTGGCCTTGGCCTTATCGAACCGGGCTACCAGACCGTCGTAGCGTTTCTGGTATTCGGCTTGATCGAGGGCGACGTGAGCGTTTTCTTTGATGCACTCCTCGATGAGCTCGGCAGCGATGTTGATTTCAGCTTCCAGATCCGAAAGCTCACTCTCAAGGACCGTGGTATCGAGGCTCCTTGAAAGGACCTGTTCGTATATGGCTATAAACTGTTCCTTCTGGTCGATCACCTGATTGGCGGCCCGGAGGAACAGTTCTTTTATTTCATCCTCGGTGAGTGTCGGTGTGGCACATTTCTGACCGTCGAACTTGTGGTTGCACTGCCAGATGACCTTCCGGTAGGCGTCGTTGCTGTGCCAGACCTTCGGACCGTACCAGCTGCCGCAGTCTCCGCACTTGACCTTGCTGGAGAAAATACTGACCGAGCTCTTGCGGTTCCGGCCCTTTTTGCGGGTGGCCATCAGGGTCTGCACCATCTCGAAGGTCTCCGGATCGATAATGGCCTCGTGGTTGTCCTTGACATAGTACTGCGGGATTTCGCCCTCGTTGGCCTTTTTCTTCTTGGTCAGGAAGTCGACCGTGAAGGACTTTTGCAGCAGCGCATCGCCCTTGTACTTTTCGTTTGTGAGGATGCTCTTGATGTTGCTGGGATTCCAGTGGTCCTTGCCGCCGGGTGAAGGAATGCCTTCTTCGGTCAGCGTCCGGGCAATCTGGAACGGCGACTGACCTTGTAGGAACATCCCGTAGATGCGTTTGACCAGCTTGGCTTGCTCCGGGTTTACCACGAGATTGTGGTCCGGTCCCATGTCGTAGCCCAGAAACCGCTTGAATGGAACTGTGACCTTGCCGTCTGCAAACCGTTTCCGCTGACCCCATGTGCAGTTCTCGGAAATGGATCTGGACTCCTCCTGTGCCAGCGAGGACATGATCGTGAGCAGCAGCTCGCCCTTGCCATCGAAGGTCCAGATGTTTTCTTTCTCAAAATAGCACTCTACGTTGTGTTCCTTCAGGGAGCGGATGGTGGTAAGGCTGTCAACCGTGTTTCTGGCAAAACGGCTGACCGACTTTGTGATGATCAGGTCGATCTTCCCGGCGAGGGCATCGGCTACCATGCTTTTGAAGCCCTCACGCTTTTTGGTGTTCGTCCCGGTGATGCCCTCGTCGGTATAGACACCGGCGAACTCCCAATCGTCTCGTCCTTGGATGTAGTTGGTGTAGTAATCGACCTGCGCTTCGTAGCTGGTCAGCTGTTCTTCGTTGTCGGTGCTGACACGAGCGTAGGCCGCCACACGTCGCTTCTTGGTGCTGTTGATCGGTGCCGCCGTGAAGCGTGACAGCGTCGCCGGTATCGTGGTTACGGATTTGGCCATTTCTTTTCGCTCCTTATTTTCTTGATTCTCTCACTCATTGCCTCCCTGCGCTCGTCTGTCCAAGCGGCCTTCATGGATTCTCTGGCTTTTTCTCGCCGTTCCTCGGTCCAAGGGGTACCATGCCGCTTATCCAAGAACTCTCTGGATTCGGTGTGGCCGTCACGGAAATGGAATGTAACCGTATGGTCGAGGATCGTGGCGTTTTCAATCTGGGCGTCCATCGCAGCCTCGTCGAACTCGTCAAGACCGAGGACGTCGCTCACCAGCCGCTTCATAGTCTCGTCCCGGATACCGGGATTGTGGCACTGATCCTTTGGACCGGTGCAGTACCAAGACCGTGTCGGGGTGCCGTCCTTGCGCTTTCCGGATTGGCAGCGGTAATTGGCACCGCAGCAGCCGCACTTGATGAAGCCGGTGAACTCGTAAAATAGGTGCCTGTTGGGATTGGTATCCTTTCGCTTGTGTCGTTCTCCCCAGAGCTTTCTGCGTTCGTCTGTCCACCAGTCGGTCTTGGCGGTTGATTGCCATTTGGTCGTGACTTCGTGGCCGTCATAGAAGCGTAAGGTCAAGGTGTCGTCTCCGATGACGATGACCTCCTCAATCTGCTGGCTGAAAGCGTCCTCGTCAAACTCCGCAAGGCCCAGCACCTCGGCAGCGGTATTCTGGAGCATCTTCTCCGGTATGTTTTTTGAGGGGCAAGCCGACGCACCTTTCTGGCTTTTCGTCTGGCAGATCCAGATGTAGTAAACCTCACCGGCGGTATTTCGCTTTCCGCTGTGGCGGTAGTGCTTGCCGCAGCAGCCGCAGGTGATCTTGGTGGAGAAGGCTGAGAGCTTCAGCGACTTGTTTCCGAAGGGGCCAAGGTCCCGTCTGCGCTTGAACTCGGCTTGTACCGCTTGCCATTCGTCCATCGGGATGATGGCTTCGTGAGTGTCCTCGACGAAGTACTGTGGAAGCTCGCCGTAATTCTTTCTGCGGTGTTTGGTGATGGGGTCTTCACAGTATTCCTTCTGGAAAAGCATGTTCCCGGTGTAGGTGATGTTTGTCAGGATGACCTTCACATTGGAGTCCACCCACGGCTTTCCTTGCCGGGTATAAATGCCTCGGTCCATCAAGGCCCTGCCAATCTCAATCCGGGATGCGCCTTTCATGTACTCGGCATACATCCAGCGGATGATCTCAGCTTCCTCCGGTACGATGACCAGCTTGTCGTCCTGCCACTCATACCCGAAAATGCTGAACTTGCCGTTGGGAATGCCTTGTTTGAACCGCTTGATAGTACCCCATTTGACGTTTTCTGAAATGCTGCGGCTTTCTTCCTGTGCGAAGGAAGCAAGGATGGAAAGCATCAGCTCTCCGTCGCCGCTCAAGGAATTGATGTTTTCCTTCTCGAAGCGCACCTCAATGCCGAGGTCCTTCAGGTGCCGGACCGTGTTCAGAAGATCCACGGTGTTCCTCGCAAACCGCTGGATCGACTTGGTGAGGATGATGTCGATGTTTCCGGCTTCACACTCAGCCAGCATGCGATTGAACTCTTCACGCTTTTTGGTGCCGGTGCCGGAGATCCCGTAATCCGCAAAAACGCCAGCATATTCCCATTCGGTGTTCTTCTGAATCAGTGCGCTGTAATAGCTCACCTGTGCAGAAAGCGAGTGCTGCATACGCTCGGATTCCATCGACACTCTGGCGTAGGCAGCGACTCGCTTTCTTGTTTTCAGAACCGGCAGTTTTCGCTCGATTTTCTCTACTGTTTTCAATGAAATCCCTCCTTCCGGTAGTGTCTATATATCACTCTAAAAGGCCGCAATATCAAGCGTTTTCAGATAATAATGTACCCAAATATGGTCGGTATTTTTCGAGCAGAATTGTATCAATTTCAGCGTATTCCTCCTCGGTGATCAGGCCTTTTTCGAGCATGGATTTCGCCATTGAAATCGCTGCGTGGTAAAGCATGTCGTTGTGAAGCTCCTCCTTGCTCATCAGGCATCACCGCCTTTGAACCGAGCTGCAATATAACAGCCGTGGGAGCAGTACTTGCGCTTGGCGTTTCCATAGGCCGTGAACTCCTTCCCGCACTCTGGGCAGGTAAAGGTATAAACGGCCTTCTGCTTTACGGCCTCCGGGTGAGCGTTCCACCATGCCGTCCGGCACTTCGGACAACAGAACTTCTTCTGCTTCCGTCCGGGGAGCTGGATCAGGACCTTCCCGCAGTTCAGACAAAGCTGCGTGGGGACCTCTGCAAGGCTGTGGCTCTCTGCCTTTTCTCCGGCGAGGCCGTGGGAGCGGCAGTAGGCTTTGACGCTGTCCTTTGATAATCCGACGCTGTTGGCAATCGCCGTATATCCGAAGCCCTGATGACGCAGGGTCGTTATCTTTTCTCTTTGCTCGTTGGTCATGAGATTGTCCTCCAGTCCGAGAGGGGTTCCTCTCACTACCCACTGGAGGGAAATGCTCATCTTGAACGAAAATTAGACAAAAAAATAATGGCCCACCGCAGAAAATCCACGATGGGCCATAAGGTCAGGTTATCTCAAAAGTTCATTCACACGGGCCTGAACCGCATAGTAGTCATAACCGGCAGCAGTCAGGCGGTTCTTGCGGTCGGTACCGTTACCCCAGAGGCCACGGATGACCTCACGGGCAAGCTCGTCCACGGTCTTTGTGGGCTTGGCGTTCACCAGCTTGAGGTTGGCAGCATTGACCGGACTGCAGATGGCGTTTTTACCGTCCTCGCTCTTGTCAATCACGACACGGCTTCCGTTCACCTGAAGGACGTACCAGTTCTTTGCCTTCACCCAAGCTGGGATGGTCTGGCCGCCATAGTACTTCGTGCCGGTAATCTTAACGAGATCACCTTTTTTGAAGGAAACGGAAGGTAGCGGTTCCGGCTGCGTAGGGACCGTCGGGGTCTGGTCCGAATTGGTGAATCCGTTGAGCTTGGCGTTCTTGATGATGGTCGGATAGTCCTTGTAGGCGATATCAGTATCGACGTTGCCGTTGATGCCGCTTACTTTGCCGGTGGACGAGCTCTGCCACATGCCGAATGCTCCGGTATAGGTCGGAGCGGAAGCCCACTGCGCCAACCAGTGGTCAAAACGCTTCAGCTTGGAATCATCGAGGTAATTCTTGAGCCAGTTGAGGTTGCTGTACAGAGAGCAATAGAAACCGGCCTTTTCAATGGCATCACCGAAAGCGATGACCATATCCGTCAGGACGGTCTTGCCGAGGCCCTGCTGGGTCTTATCCTCCAAGTCGAAAGCCACCGGATAGGTGAAGACGCCTTTATACTTCTGAAGAACATTCACGACGTAAGCGGCTTCTTTCTTCGCTGCAGCCACGGAAGTGGCGTAGGAATAGAAATAGCAGCCGATGTTGATTCCGGCCCTGAGAGCGTTTGCCACGTTCTTCTCGAAGTATCCGTCAAGGCCGCAGGAATTGCCGTCAGCGGAGCCATAGCCGAGACGGATCATTGCAAACTTGATGCCATCAGCCTTGACCTTGTTCCAGTCGATTTCTCCCTGCCACTTGGAAACATCGATGCCTTTGACTGTCGTGTTGGCAGGAGGCGTGGTCTGCTGGGTATAGGTGACATATGGCAGCTTTCCATGCTTCGTCCAGTTTCTGCGGTTGTACCCGGCAACGTTCCTGTTGCAAGCGGTGATCTGGACCTTGTTATCCCATCGAGGGGTGCATTCAACAGCCAGACCGTCGCCTACATAGACGCCGATATGACCTTCCATCCAGACGGCCTCACCGACTTCAATCTTGGAGAAATCGGTAGTCACGTTCTTGCAGACTTTGATCATGCTGTCGGCACCGATGTCCGGTACGCCGTTACAAGCATATCCAGCACCGCCGTAAATGGCGTTCTTGTCGCCTTTCCAGCCCCAGAGAACTCCCTTGATAAGGCAAACGCAGTCAAAGCCGAAGGTGTCGGCAGAGGCTGCGTTGATCATGGCTGTTCTTGTAGGCTGGCGATTGTAGCTGTGGTTCTGGGTGTAACGCTTCTTGTTGGCAGCTGTCATCGGAGCACCGAAGCAGCCCATCACATAGAGCGTTTTGTAGTTCTTTGCGATAACTCTCTGATGGTCGCTTCCATTTCGCTCGTTTTGCTCATCCTGTTTTCCTCCTTCCTGAGATTGGCTTGTCTGGTTCAGCTGAATCAGCTTCCTCGCCAGACGTCTTGACACTACGCTGATTGCCGTAAGCACTCCGATGAGCTCTTCATCGGTGACGGCCTTGTTGGGGCTGGACTCACTCATTGGCGGTTCCTCCTTTCTGAGGACCTGTGCTGTTTTGCTGTCCTCAGTACCCACTGGAGGGAAACCGGTGTTTTGAACGAAAAAAATCTGAAAAATTTTAGACCGCCGCAGAATTGCTTCCACGGCGGCCTTTGTTGGGTATTAGATGAAGTCCTTCAGGGCTTCACGCAGGATGGAGAACACCTTGTTCTTCTGGTAGTTGATGGTCGACTGGCGTTTGCCCATGTCGGCAGCGATTTCACGCTCCGTCTTGCCCTGCATGATAAGCTCGCAGATGCGTCTGCCGTCCGGGTCAAGGCGGTTCAGCTCGTCGTATAGAGCGTCGAGCAGTTCCTTATCCATAAGGATGGACTCCGCAGACGGTGCGTCGTCGGCCAGCGTGTCACCAAGGGTAAGCTCGTCTTCCTCGCCGCCGATAGGCGTATCGATGGAAACCTTCTTACCGGCAGCGTAGAACGGGCAGCCGGGGCAAACACCGTCACACTTCCAAAGCTGGGCCTTGGTGCAGCGGCACTCACCGTTCTTCTGGGCGTGGTAGCGGGTGTTCCAGATGGGCTGGTAGTATGCCCTGTAAACTTCCTCTCTGACCTCGATAGGGGTCCCGTCAACCGGGATAAAGTACTTCTTGTTTTGATCTGACATATTTGCCTCCTGTGAATTTCAAAAGTGGTTTACTGGTATAAAAGGTTTTTGAAATCCGCAGAGGCACCCGTCCGAAGAAACAGAAAGACGGCCAAAGGCATAGCTCTCCCAATTGGGATGAAACTATGTCCTTGGCCGTCTTGCAGCTCTGCGGACTTCTATTTAGTTATGCCGGAAACTCGTAGCTATCTACGCTGATTTCCGTATTGCTTTTTCTGGTGAGTGTTGTTCTTACACCGTCCCGTTCGATGATGAACTTTGCACCGACCGCAAGCGTGGTCTTTGTAAGTTGCCTTTTGTATGCCGCTTCAACATTTCCGCTGGAAGGTTCGGCTTTGCACACAAGGTGCCCCTTACAATCACGGATATCCTCCACAAAGGCCCTCCCTCCTGAATAAACTCATAGGCAACAACTCCTTTCAAATATATTACCAATAGGTTCAATTATGGAGAATAATAATGGCCGCATACCGTTTCCGATGCTGCAGCCCTGCTTACCACAGTTGAACCGATAGGTTCAATGGTATTATACATCACGCAACTGTATATGTCAATGGGAACGAGAACTTTTCAGAAAAAAATTACATATAGGTATTGCCAAAAGGTTCAACTCGTGATATAATACACATGAAATCTTGAAAGAGGTGGATTGATATGACGTTAGGAGAATACATCAAGGACAGAAGAACAGAACTAAATATGAGCCGTAACTTATTAGCTCAAAAGGCGGGTATTAGTCATACCGAGGTTCATCGTATTGAGGTTGGCGATAGAAAACAGCCATCCTTGAAGGTTCTTTGCGCTCTTGCTGATGCTCTAAACGTGCCGCAGGAAGACTTTCTAAAAGTGGCCGGATACTCTCCATCTGATGATTCTTCGGCAGTCGAGAAGGCTTTTCCGGGATTACAAAGGCCAAAGCAAATAGAAACGGTTGAACGTATTGCTGATGGTTTGTCTCGTAATTCAGATTTGGCTGACGAAGATTTAGATGATCTTTATAAACAGGTGGAGATGTTCATTGAGTATGCAAAGAGGAAAAAAGATTCCGAATGAACCAAGGTTCAACTTCGTAACTGAAACTGCATATGATTTCTTGCTCGAATACGGCTATGATCGATTTCCAATCTCGCCTTTTAAGGTGCTGGAAGACTTATCGGATCAAGTTGTGTGTTTGGCATGGTCCGAGGCAAAGAACATATTGAAAAGCAAGGACCCGTTTCATTTACGAGAGACCGGTGCTGAAGCAAGAACTATTCGCCGTCGGGACAGTGGCCTATATCTGATTGTTTATGACGATGTGAATGTAAATAGCGCAGATCGCATATCGTGGACGATAATGCATGAAATAGGCCACATTGTTCTTGGACATTTGGTAGAATTTGGGGAAACCTGTCTTGACAGAGGCGGACTCACAAAGAAAGCCTATGGTACTCTTGAAGTCGAAGCACACTATTTTGCGGCTGAATTTCTTATGCCTACGGCAATACTCAAGTATTTTAGCAGTATTACCGTTGACGAAATCTCCCTTCTTTTTGGCGTATCTGAAGAAGCAGCCAAGAAAAAATACAAGAGAGTTTTTGAGGCGACATATCTTCCACAAACTTCATACGATGATAAACTGATCCGGAATTTTTATAACTTCCTTGATCACGACATAGACGATGCTGTTTACAAAAGTATCTATCGTCAATGGGGCATTCCATGGAAATCTAAATATGTTCCAATTTGTAGGAAGTGCCCGACATGCTATTCCTATATTTTAGACCCCGAAGCCAAGTTTTGCTACCATTGCGGGTCTGAAATTGAGGTTCAGAGAACATACCGTAATATGTTCGACAGATTAAGTGATCGTCAGAAGTTTACGCAGATACAAGGATGCTCACATCCAAGTCTTCCATCTACTGATGTTGGGAATAAGGAAACTGGAGCCATTGAGCGTGTTGAATATTGCCCCCATTGCTTCAATCAAGATATTTCGGATGATGCCTTGTTTTGTAATATTTGTGGGATGCCCCTATATAATGAATGTTCCACTGAACATACGCATTTAAGGTTGCTTGATTCCTTCTGCCCTGTTTGTGGGTCTGTTTCTACTTTTAAGGACTCGTATGATCAAGCCGAGAAACGGCTTAATGCAATCTCACACTGTGATATAAGCGGGTTGAATTCAGAAGATTGGATTGAGTACTCGCACTGGGGGTTTACAAAAATGAAGCTCTGCTCGCCAAGGAATCGTCAGTGTAAAGACCTCCCACCTGCATTGTTGTACACAAAGGCTTTTATCACAGATGATGAAGGACTCATAGTCATAGCTGATACGGATTACGCTGCTGCGGTTATTCACAAACACAAAGATACGATCTTAGAATACGCCAAGCGATACGATGGCATCGATTACCCTTATTTGGAGGTTTACGTGGTCAATGATTTATGACGATGGAATAGCAATGGACGAAAACGGTAGGGCTAAGGCCTGTCCTGTTTGTGGCAATGAACAGTTCAGCGAAGACGCTGATTTTTGTCGTATATGCGGCTTTGCTGTTTACAATCTTTGTGAAGGCGTTCAAATCTATGATGATTTTGGAAACTATGAAGGCATTGAACAGCATAAAAATGCTGGAAATGCAAGGTTCTGCGAGAAATGTGGTCAGCCGACTCACTTTTTTAAAGCCAAGATTCTAAAGCCATTTAACGAGGTCAGAGAGGCATTTGTTGGAGAATATCTTCAGGTGAATCCCTTTGCTATTCAGGCCGGACAAGCCTCGACCGTCGGGAACACAAGTGCAAATGTTCCGGAAGACTATGACGGAGAATTACCGTTTTGATAATAGGAAGGAGGCGTAAGTATGTCTAAAAAGAATGATGACTTTTTCAAAGAGAAAAAGCCTTGGTCCGAAGTTAAGGACCAGCTATTAGGATGCTATTTCAAGCCTTATGTACAAAAAATTCTTCATACCTATAAGCCTCTGGTTTATGTGGATTGTTTTGCGGGCAAAGGAAAATTTGAAGATGGAAATCCCGGTTCACCGCTTATCGCTCTCGATATTATAAAGGAATGTTTAGCAGCCACAACAATGGAGGCACCGGATATAAGCACAACGTTCATCGACTTGAACTATGCGGACGATCTGACAGAGAATCTTAAAGGATATCCTAATGTGGTTATCGTAGATGGAAAATACGAAGATCACATAAAAGGAATCTTGAAAGATAAGCGTGGTAGCAATGTATTCTTATATATTGACCCCTACGGGATCAAAGCTCTCCGGTGTTCGATGTTCGATGGCTTTGCTAATGGACAGTTCAATTCTATTGAATTGCTTATCAACTTAAACTCGTTCGGTTTTGTAAGAGAAGCATGTAACGCCTTGGGAGCTCAGTATGTGCTTGATGACCCGACTATATTTGACGATCTTGTTGAATATGAACCGACTAAGATGACGGCTTCAGATAAATCAGTCAGAGATTTAAACGAAATTGCGGGTGGTGATTATTGGCAAGCCATTATTGAAGACTACAAAGCTGGACGAATTGACGGGTATCAGGCAGAGGAGTATTTTGCCGAGCAATACTGTCAACGATTGATGGACAGCTTCACGTATGTATTAAACATGCCTCTTAGAATAAAGCGTGGCCAGCGTCCAAAGTATCGAATGATACATGCAACAAACCACCGTGATGGATGTTTGCTTATGGTTGACAATATCTGCAACCGTTGGGAAGCATGGCAAAATGTCCAGAGTGGTGGTCAGATGTCTTTCTTTGTTGAAGATCCCAACAACCATACAGTGACAACTGAAGATATCGAACGGTACACAATAGAGCATTTCCAACAATGCGAAAATTGGACATCCCTTCATGACGCACTCGCGATCTTCTTTATGAAGTATGGGCCGTTATGCTCGACGGGATCAGTGAAGAAAGTTTTAAAGGATTTGGAAAAGAAAGGAATGTTACAGGTACTAAGGAATCCAGAATACACCTCGAATGGCAAACGCAAGTCGACGTTTATGTCGGAAGGAAAGAATCAACGAGTATCGGTAAGGTGGTCGCAATGAAAAAGATCAAAAAGTTTATAAAGCGAAAGACGCTTATATATAAAACCGAGGTCGAATATGGTGACTACACGATGAATCATGTTTTGGGGTGTTCGCATGGATGTCTGTACCCATGTTATGCTTTTCTACAAAAGAAACGCTTCGGGGATGTTAAGACATACGAGGATTGGTGTGAACCGGCTCTTGTAGAAAATACATTGGAACTTCTTGATGCCGAACTTCCAAAGTTTAAAGATAAAATTCAGATGCTTCATTTATGCTTCACCACAGATCCATTTATGTACCAGTACAAAGAAGTACACGAAATGAGCATGGCCGCTATTAAGAAAGCGAATGAAGCTGGGATAAAGTGCTCTGTTCTAACAAAGGGTATTTTGCCGATTGAGCTGGCAGAGTTCTCAAAAGAAAACGAGTATGGCATCACACTGATTACCACGAATGAGGCGTTTCGGAAGCGTATGGAGCCGGGGTCCGCACCGTGGAAAAAAAGGCTTGCAGCACTAAGGGCTCTTCACAACGCCGGATGTAAAACATGGGTAAGCATTGAGCCTTTCCCAACACCCAATATCGTCAGACAAGACCTGCTGGTGTTGCTGGAGGAAGTGAGCTTCGTTGACCGGATTATATTTGGTCGAATGAATTACAGCACAGAAGTAACTGCTTATACGCAACACAAGCAGTTCTTTAACGACCGGGCTGCCGAGGTAATAGCGTTTTGTAACGAACGTGGTATCAGCTACCACATCAAGGATGGGACGATAACAAGATAGAAAAGGAGAAAACCACGATGACAATAATGAATCTGATAGATCTTTTCTTGTCTGGGTCTAAAGAGGGCTCGACCGGAACCAAATCTATGCCGGGAAACTTGAAAATTCGTGGGGATAAATTGTTTCACTATGATACCGTGATAGCTGAAAGGACAGATTCAGGGACTTTTATCATAAATCTATCACAGTATTCTATTCAAACCGGTAATGTGCAGAAACAGTTGAAGCAAGCACTATTGGGGCAGGAATACGTTATAGTAAAAAAGGTCCCGAGAGATTATTCGGGATCGTTAAAAATCTTTTTTAAATGACTTGATAATCTGAGGACGTAGAGCTAATATACGTAGACCCCAAGTCTTGGAAAGATGATAAGGCAAAGCCAGAACCTTTCCAAATGACTAAACTGTGGGCAAAAGGAGTTAACGATGCAGAGCGGAAATTTATCTAAAATTGCCACTATACTTCGAAAAGCAAGAGATTATTCGGACGAAGTAATTGAGGCAACTGTTATAGAATATGTAATATTAAAGACCGGTATGGTTTTTTGCTACCAAGGCAATTTGACTAAATATCAAAACAAATCAGACAAAGCACTGCTTTCCTATTTAGAAAAGCAGAAGTTTCCTGTAAATGTTGAGTTTATCACTGAGTTTTTTGAAGCCCTTCTTGAAACCGACAATGTTATAGAAAATGGTATCGTATTTACCCCGGGATACATAGCAGATTATATCTTTAACGAAGCCACATCATTGTCCGGGGATAATCCATTTCCAAGGGTTTTAGATCCCGGATGCGGTTGCGGTATATTTCTTGCATCTGCTGCCATCAACCTTCATAAAAAATATGGCGGGTCTTTTGCGGATATATTATCTAACTCCATATATGGCATTGAGCTTGATCCAGATAATGCAAGAAGGTGCGAGATTGTACTCAATCTTTTGCCGTTGATATATGGCGAGAACAACCGTGGGATGAATTTGAATATTCTTTGTTTAGACAGTTTAAAATGCGACTGGGAAAAGGTATTCAATATAACCTCGTTTGACTTTATTATTGGAAATCCGCCCTATGTGAATACCCATGATATGTCGAAAGAAACTGCCCGCTTTCTAAAAGAGACTTTTATCACGACCAGATCTGGAGTCTATAATATCTTCTATGCTTTTATTGAACACGCCATGTGTTTTTTGGCTGATGACGGTGTCTTAAGCTACATAGTACCCAATAATTTTCTTACAATTAAATCAGCAACAGATTTGCGCAAATTTATCATGGACGCAAAATCATTACATCAAGTGCTTGACTTTGCAAATAATATGGTTTTTAGGCCCGTTAGGACTTATAACTGTATCCTCCAGCTTACAAAGAGTAAAAACGAAACCTTTAAATACTGTGTTATGGACACAACTGAAGATATTGAACATGAGCTATCTCTAATTGAATACGATATCATGCCAATAGAAAAGCTTGATGTGAATGGCTGGAAATTAATAGACAAACACACAAGAAAGAACATCCAAAGAATCGAAGGCCAAATGATACCAATCAAAGAATTTATTCGAACTGGCATAGCTACACTTAGAGATGATGTATATATGGTCGATAAGGATGAGAGAGGTTTCTTTAAAACAGTGCAAGGAAAACGGATTCCTGTGGAAGAAGGCCTCGTAAAAAGATTGTATAAGATACCGGACTTAAAGGGAAATACTGACCTTAAAGAGATATGTAGGTACATCATTTTCCCTTATACGAAGGGAACCAGTGGTTTTGAAATAATTAGCGAAGAAAAACTAAAAAAAAGTTATCCGAATACATATGCTTATCTGCTGTTGCAGAAAACGATCTTAGATGAAAGAGATAAGGGAAAACCAAATTCAGTAGCATGGTATGCCTACGGGAGAACTCAAGGCCTTAACAAATATGGAGTAAAGCTTTTATTCCCAACATTTGCTAATAAGCCTCGCTTCGTTTATGTAGATGATGAATATGCGTTGTTCTGCAACGGATATGCCGTATTTCAGAATGGATATATTGACCTTGATATTCTTAGACGAATCCTTAATTCAAAAATAATGGACTATTATGTGCGGAATACAAGTTACGCAATCGAGGGCGGCTATTACTGTTACCAGAAAAAATATATTGAGCGATTTACAATTCCGTATCTCGAAGATGAGGATCGAGAAATGATCAGAAATCTTTCAGACGCAGAGCTCGATGATTTTTTGACAAAATTATATGGGGTTGATTTTTGA